CTTGAGGACTTTCTCTCGTTAAAGAGGGGCATCCTTGGGTCACTTTGGCGCATTAAATTATTGTCTACAGCTTCCGTTTGCATCTGTGTTTGATTGTCATAGTACTTAGTACGCTGAGCCACAAATTCACTCGGAGTCTTGCAAAGCAATAACCCGCCAATTTCGATGTTGTCTTTAAACCTTCCATCTCCACTGACTAACAGTCGGAATTTTGGTTGTTCTTCAATGCTAACGGGCTCCCATCCTTCTCTAAACTTAGAAGAAATATTACGGGGGTCGTTCTTTTCCAACATTGAAACACGTATCCAACGATAAGAGTAACCAGCCTGCTTGTCGGGCTCAGGAAGAAGTTCTGGTGGCATCCACTGTTTAGGACGCTCATTAAATTCTCGGTTATCAACTTCACGGTCAATTCTATTCGTAGCCATAGTCTAGGCCTCCATTTTTAAAAGTTCACGGACATACTGCTCTGGTGTAAGACCAAGTTTCTTTGCAATCGCAACTTGCGACTGAGTTAACCTGACCCTCTTAGGTGCTGTCGACCTAGTTGCCGGAGCTACTACCGTTGAAGATTTTGCTCTTGGCGTGTCTGCCTTTTGCGTTACTTCTAAGTTTGGTTCTAAATCCTCGTCAAAGTTTTCAGAAAACCGTCTACGCATTGTTGTGTCTAACTTTGCATAATAATCATCTGAGCCTATCACTACACCTTGGCGTTTCAGCTTCTCATGAAGTCCCAGAGCCGCTGCCGTCATCTCTTCGTCCTGTCCGAACCAAGTATTCCGTTGTTGCCATGTCAGAAGTTTCTCATCTCTGGCTGGTGGAGTTTGATACTCTTGCTGTCTTTGTACTACAAAATCATCTTGTTGTAAAGGGGGTAACCTAAATTTTTCAATTTTTTCTATTTCTAGTTGCGCTTTTGTCAATTCTTCCTGCGCATCCATCATTTTGTCAGAGTCCCCAGCTTCATACGCTTCTTTGTAAGCCTGCTTAGCAGACTTCAATTGAGCCTTAGCTGAATCCTTCTTAGCTTCTTTATACTCTTCCTCGCCGCTAGTAAGCATGTGCTTAATGCGCTGGTTCTCGGAAAACAGGCGTTGTGCAGCTTCTAACGCAGCTTGCCCCTCCCTTTCAGCGGCATCAGCACGTCGACGCTCATCATTCCAGACCTTCTTCATCTTAATGAGTTTGTCTTTAGCGTCCTTGCTGTACTTATCTAAATCATCTACCTCAACCTCTAACTGCCTTACTTTTTCAGGGTTAGCAGGGGTACGGTTACGGTCTTCTTCAGGGGTATCGTCCTCAATTTCGATGTCTATTTCGAAATCATCTTCGGGTTTACCCTTAGTAACTTCTACTTCGTCGGGGAATTTAAATTCTTCTTTGTCAAAATCAGCCATGTCCGGCCTCCTTAATAAGTTTTACGTTTGATGCCCCGTGGGTCTTGAACTACAGCTTCCACAGAATCATCGTTAATAATCCGAAATTCACGGTCATGAATTATCAGACGGGTACCTGCATTGGGTCTTACTAGGATAAAGTCTCCTTTTGTACACCAAGGTCCGGTGGGGAAACGCTCCTTATCAGAATAACAATCTGGTCCCATTTCAACCACAAACAGCACAGTTGTTAGGATTTCATCGTTTCTGACAGTTTCGTCGGCTTTTATAAGTCCGTTGTCGTATTCCTTTTCTGCTTCTGGAATTGCACACAGGATTCTATAACCAGAAGGTGCGGGCAATTGTCTTGCCTTTTCTTCCGCTTTTTTAGCCATTACCGCAGATAAGTCCACTGCTTGACTAAGGTTTAGTTCACTCATTGTCCGAGCTCTCCATTCTTCGTTTGAGGTCTTCTATTGTTCCGCACGCAGCCTCAAGACCTCGAATCTGACCACATACGTATCTATACTCTTCTATTGTTGGGATGTTACCTTGGGCTAGTCCGCCTGTTAGATAACTAATACGGTCTGTATATTCCTTCAACAAATAATCTAATTCACTCATCTTTCTCCTTTATTTTGAGGGTTTTCGTATTTAAGAATCTCTAAAGCGTTGTCCCGCTTTTGGTACTCTTTATCGTGGTTTTGGTCAGATATTTTCTTGACAAATTCTGCGCCCATCTTCAGCTTAGTTTCATCTACCTTTGCTTTAGCTTTTATAGTATCCATCGCAGTTGTAGCTGCAACACGGTCTCTTTCAAGCTGTAGCTTGTCTTTCTCTAAAGCAATATCCGCAACATCTCTGGCGGCTTTACGCTTCTGTTCTTCCATCTTAATCTGCAACTCTTGCTGCTGCATCTGAACAATTGGGTCTTTCGCTATCTGCTGAGCCTGCTGCTGCGACACTTGAGCTTGGTTCTGCTGTAGTAAACGCTGTGCAGCTTGAGCAAGTAGTGGTGCCAACTTCGCTTCAAGATTAATATCAATCTCGGTGTCCTCGCCAGATTCATCCATCTGTGGAGGTAGGGAAAACCCTAACTGCTGCTCTACCTGAACTCTATACTCAAACCCTAAGTGCTCGTTAATATGCGCCATCATTGCACCCTGTAATGCCTGTGCTTGTGGGTTTTTCTGCAATAACTGCATAATTTTCGGGTCCTGCATAGCGGTCATGTGTACAGTAATATGCGCTTGGTGGTCCTGATACGCAAAGGCTTTGACCGGCTTCATCATTAACACGTTCTGATTCTCAGTCACAGGGTCTTGTGGTTTCTGGTCTTCAGGCATCGGGATTAACTTCTGAGCGTTCTTAACACCTAACACGTCTAACATCTGACGATGTAAGAGTGGTATGTTATATATCTGCGGAGCAGATTGCGCCAACTGTAGTACCGCTTGATACTGAGTAATCTTCTGCGCCATTGTTGCGGCGTTCGGGTCACTAACAGGAATAACATCACAGTTGTCGTAGTCAGACTTCTTAGCACGACGTGAACCTTCTTTCGGCTCGTAGTCATATTCTTCGGGTGTATTTTCTCCGATGATATGCTTTAATAACTTTAACTCTTGTTTGAGAGAGAAGTGTATCCGTGCTTGAACCGCAGACATTACCTTGAGGGTTCTCTCCAAGATAGCCAATGTTGTTCCGACGGGCGCTTGCGCACTCATATCAGAAATCTGCAAGTCCGCTGTATTAGCAAATCTACGTCCTTCTTCAACAATCTGATTCAGAAGCGTCATTAATACTTGGCTCGGCTCCTTGTATGGGAGCGGCATGATGTTGTCTTTCATCGCCCCACTCGGTACGTCTACATCTCTAAACTCGCCCGGAGCTATCGGTGTATCGTCGCCCCTAACTCGCAAACCACGGGTTTTAAATCCGCCCGGCAGATTGGATAATGTTCCTGCATCCACGAGTTGTCGAATAAGACTAGTACCAGACTTAGCATAAGCGCCGATAAGGTGAATGAGGCCAAAGTAATAAAAACCAAAACCCGGAATATACCCATAATGGACGAAATGCCTACGCTTCTGATGAGTCTCATCATCCGGTTCCCAATTTCTGCGAATCGCAAGAACATTAGAAGTTCCTTTCTCTATCGTAACGATGTATGGCAGAGCAATTCCTGTGGGCTCTCCATCCTCGTCTTTATCCTCAAACCCCGGTAAATCAAGGTCAACGTGCATCTCAAGGATTTTATATCTATCATCTGTTGTAGCTTTGAAACCTAACTTCTCAGCTATTCTCTTCTCAACTTCATCTAGTGCGTTAACTGGGTCGCCTAAGTCAATATCACGATAGAACCCATTAACCTGTAATATCCTAAGGTCGTTTTCTGTTTTCCGCATAACGTGTGTCATACGTGGTGCAGACGCTAAGTCCGATGCGCCATAAGGAACAACCATATCTTCTGCTGGTACAAACATCGCAACTTGGCGGTTTAACGCAGGGTCAAAATAAACTTTCTTAAACGCATTACCTGCTAAACCTAAACCCCATAACATACGTTCTGTCTCTGGGCGATACTCAGGCATTTCTTCTGTCAACTGATAATTCATGTCTTCTTGAACACGGTCAGCAGATTGTTTTTTTGCAGGGGTTTCTTTGCCTACGATTATTGTCTTAACAGGTCCCGCTGCGGGGAATATTGACATCATTGTTTCTGCTTGGAACTTAACGAGGGCTTCACTTAATAGTGGGTGAAACACTCCGCAAGCGCCTTCCCACGGCTCACTACGTTCCTCAATCTTTAATCCTAGTAACTCTAAGCCATCTACGTAAGTCTGTATCCAGTCTTTACGAGAACCTACGTCATCTTCAAAGTCACCAATTAAATCGGATGCGAGTAATGTTAATTCACTATCATCCATGTGTTCAGCAAGGTTGGCA